AGAGCTTCTAACTTCTATTATGCAGAAGGAAGTGGAGCAAGAACAGGTTTAGTTGATGATATTCCAGCAAAAGATCTAAGGTCTGGTGATTATGTTGTAGAAAATACTGGTATTGCAACACTTACTTATCAATTAATTAATGATAATATTAGTCAATACTTAGTTCTAAGTGATAATACTAGAAATTATGATTTTGATAACGGAGATTCTATACTAGGAATAAATGATGGTGCTGTTGGTATTGTAACTGTACCAACAACTGTTGGATATGGAACTACTGGTTTAGTCAAAGGTGTTCTAACCAATTTATCCATTAGTTATGGAGGATCTGGATATACTCCAGGAATTTATACAAACGTCTCTGTCGCATCTTCAACTGGTATTGGAACATCTACTAGAGCTAGCGTTACTGTAAGTGGTTTAGGTAGTGTTACTTCAGTAGACTTAACCTATGGTGGTAGAGGATATCAGGTTGGTGATATTCTAGTATTAAATTCTTTACCGATTAGCGGAACCAATTATTCCACATTAACCGTTTCCAATGTTGAAACAAGATTATATACTTTGATTGGTAATGGTATTAAATTAACTGCTTCAACATCATCTCCAAATTATATTCAGGACGGAAGTGCAGTAGGTTTAACTACATCATTAACAACAAACTATACTGAAACATTTAATTCTGCTAGTGATGTAGACACTGTTTTAAACAGAATAATTTTTACAGGAAATCACAGTTTCTCAAATGGTGATCCAATTGTTTATAGTTCATCCGGTGGAGCAGTAATTGGAGGATTAACTGATGGCCAAACATATTTTGTAAAGGCGGTCGGTATTTCTTCAGTAGAACTTTACAGCACTTATAATCTAAGTTCAATAAGAGATTTATCATCAACTGGAACTGGAACTCAATCATTAACAAGGGTTGGAGTCAATACAGTAAGTAACTCTATTATATTAAGTTCTCATGGATACACTACAGGTGATCCAGTAAAAATAACAGGATCAACATTACCTCAAGGATTAACTTCAAATAATTTCTACTTTGTTGGATCTGTAACGACAAATTCATTTACTTTACATACATTAAAATCAGATTCTACATCATCTATCAATGGAATTACTGTAAATCCAGTATCTTTAGGATCTACTGGATCCGGTAATATTACATTTACAGAGCAGAATGTAGTAGTAACAAACGTAGTTAATACATCATCGTCACAAGAATCCTCATTTAGCATTAACTCTAGTGCAAATATTGATGCATCAAATATTATTTCAGGTACTGTAAGTCCATCAAGACTTGCTGGTTCTGGAAGTGCTTCTGCTGATACATTCTTAGCAGGAAACTCTACCTATCAAAAGGTAGCCAAAGGTGTTGGAATTGGAACTACAGAACCAATAACAGTTTCTAGTAGTGCTGGATTTGATGCTTCTGCTGGAATAACAACATATTATGGTAACGTAAATATTTCACTTAATAGAGCTGATTCAAACACATCTGTATCTGATGACTATGGTAGTCTAGGTGTTTCCAGATTTAAAAAGAGTACTTTTGCTCTTGGTAGTAACGGTTCAGTAAGAATTAAAACTTCAGATGAGGGTGGTGATGTTGATGCTGATCAATTAGATGGACATCATGGTTCATACTACCTAGATCCGATCAACTTAACAAGTTCAATTCCAGTAACTAAAGGAGGAACTGGAATCGTAGCAACTCCATCTTTAGGATCTATCTTAGTTGGTAATGGTGCTGCATATACCTTAACTCAAAACCCACAAATTGGTGGAACTGTTAGTGCCCCAAACATTAATGTTGTAAGTGGTGTTGTTACACATATAAGTGGAACAAACTTTAATTACTCTGGTATTGGAACAATACAAAATCTCAGAGCGGCTTCTGGTATTGTTACTTCACTAACAGGCACTGAATTAAATTATACTGGACTATCTACTATTACTCGTCTTTCCGGTACTAATTTAAATTATTCCGGAATTGGTACTATTTCTAGATTGGATGCTACTTACACTAGTGGAACAAATATTGATTTATCTGGAATTGGTACTATTCCAACAATTAATAGCACAAGAGTAAACGGAACTTATATTTCTGGTACTGATCTAAATTATAGTGGAATTGGTACTATTTCTACCTTAAATTCTAGTGTAGGAAATGTAACTTATGTTAATGGAACAAATGCTAACTTCACTGGTATCGCAACATTTGCGACTTTAAATACCACTGCATTTGGTTCACAATACTTATCTGCTGTAAACTTTACTAGCAGCGGCATTGCTACAGTTCCTAACCTTTATGTAGCAACTACTCAAGTTTTAGATAGTTCTAGAAATCTTAGAAATATTGCTTCTGCTAATATTTCTGGAATACTAACGGCACAATCATTAAAGGCCAGCGATGATTTATATGTTGGTTCTCAAAGATTATTTGAAAGCACATCTAATTTGTTTGTAAGATCTCCTGCGAATATTTTCTTACAAAATACCGATGGATCTCAATATGCAGGATTTATTTATGGTGCAGAAACAAGACTTTACTATGCAAATTCAAAACAATTTGAAACAACTGGTGTTGGTGCAACAGTATTTGGTCAGTTAGATACTCAATCACTTAAGGTTTCTGGTGTTACAACATCAACTGGTGGATTTGTAGGAAATCTTACTGGTAATGCAACTTATGCAACAAACTCAGGAATAGCAACATATGCAACAAATGCAGGTATTGCTACTTATGCAACAAGCGCAGGTACTGCTACCAATGCAACTAATGCTACATATTCAAGTTATGGATTTGTTACAAATAATTCAGTAATACCATCTTTCTGTAACATTGTCTTTGTTAATGCGTCATCAGGTAATACTGATTTACTTATAGATTCAAGTGCTTTAAACTTTGTTCCATCTACTAATACTCTATATTCTCCAAATATAATTTCTACTGGTCAAGTAAAGAGCACTTCACTACTAGTAGACAACTCACCAACTGCATATACATTAACTGCACAATCTAATGGCCAAATTGGTGTTGGATTAACACCGGCATTTGGTGCAAAACTTGAAGTTGGTGGAGATACATTGTTCTACACTAAAGTTGCAGTTGGAACAACAATTTTTGGTGGTGCTGGTAATTTCCGAGGTGGTGCTGCAGATGTTGGTGGTGAATACAACTTAATTGTCCAATCCTCTGATATGACTACAAAACCCGCAGTTATTAGCGGTAATTCTAGTGTAGGAAGCATACAAATTTTTAGTGGTGGTGTTGCATCTTCATCAGCAAGAGGTGGTCAAATTGATTTTGTTGGTGGAAATGCATCAACATATCCAGGTCAACTCTTATTCAGAACTGGAACAGTAACTGGAGGAACCTCACAAAATATAACCGCAAGGCTTGATGCATTTGGTAACTTATTTGCTACTCAGTTTACTTCTACATCAGATGAAAACAAGAAGACTAATATTAGACCTATTGAAAATGCATTAGATATTGTAAACTCCTTAAATGGAGTTAGATTCGAATGGATAGAAGATAATAAGTCTTCTGTTGGTCTAATTGCACAAAATGTAGAAACTGTTCTACCTGAATTGGTAGAGCAAGATGAAAATGGTACAAAATCAGTTTCTTATGGAAACATTGTTGGTGTACTTATTGAAGCAATTAAAGAGCAACAGAAAGAAATCGAAAATCTGAAGAATAGAATCAAGAACTTAGAGGGTTGATTAAACTATGCCTAACGAATTCTTATCTCCAGAAGGAGACCTAGAAAATTATTTTATAACCGAAAGTTGGTTAATTGACCAATGGATTAATGATGATCTTTTTTTATGGGGATCAGATAATGGAGCAGGAGCACTTGGAAATAATGTTTCATTTAGTGATATATCTACTCCAATAACAACTTTTGCTGGTGGATCAAACTGGAAACAACTGAGTTGTGCTTATGATCATGCTGCAGCAATTAAAATGGATGGAACTTTGTGGGTATGGGGTTCTGGTCAACTAGGACAGTTGGGACTTAATTATGTTCCAGGCGCTGTTATGTTTAATAGATCCACTCCAGTAACAACATTTGCTGGTGGAAATACTTGGAAACAGGTAAGTACTACAGATAGAAGAACAGCAGCAATAAAAAATGATGGAACATTGTGGATCTGGGGATATAACTTTAATGGAGAAATGGGAGTTAATGATGGAAATTCTAGAACAACTCCAGTCACAACATTTGCTGGAGGTAATGACTGGAAACAAGTTAGTCTTGGAGCCTCAGGAAACTGTCATGTAGCAGCAATCAAAACCGATGGAACTTTATGGGTATGGGGTAACAATACTTATGGTCAATTGGGAACTAATGATTCTATTTCTAAGTCTACTCCAGTTACAACATTTGCTGGAGGGAACAACTGGAAACAAGTTTCTTGTGGAGGAAATTCCTCTTTGATAGCAATCAAAACTGATGGAACTTTATGGGCATGTGGTTCAAATGCAGGAACGAATGACTCTGTTGCTAGGTCTACTCCAGTTACAACATTTGCTGGAGGGAACAACTGGAAACAAGTTTCTTGTGGTGGTGGAGCAAACAATTCAGCAATTAAAACGGATGGAACTTTATGGGTTTGGGGTTCTGGAGTGTACGGAAGACTTGGGACTAATGATAGTGGTACTAAACTTACTCCGGTAACAACATTTGCTGGAGGAAACGACTGGAAACAAGTCTCTTCTGCATATGCCCATACTGCAGCGATCAAGACAGATGGAACATTATGGTTATGGGGGACAAATTCTTTCTTTGGAGCTAGTAAAGGAAGACTTGGAACTAATGATGCAATTGATAGGTCTACTCCAGTAACAACATTTGCTGGAGGAAATACTTGGAAACAAGTAAGTGCTGGAACTTTATTTACAGGGGCACTTTCATCTGAGGGAGGATCATCTGATTATGTGCAACCACCAGCTCCTTTGGATTGGGAAATGTTGTTAGTTGCTGGAGGAGGTGGAACACTTGCAACGATTTTTCCTTCTGCTATAGATGATTCTTTGGGTGCTACGTTTTCTGCTAGTGGTGGAGGAGGAGGTGGTGGTTTAAGAACTACAAACGGAACTACAATTAGTGGAAGTTCATTATATCTAACAGTTGGTGCTGGTGGAGCTGCTTCAGATACATCGACTTCGATTGGAAGTAGTACATATTATTCACTAACACCTGGAGGGGCTGCCGTTATATCTGCGTCCGGTGGAGGAAATGGATCTAACCTTGCTCCAAGAGATGGAGGCTCTGGTGGTGGTGGATGTGGACAAGATTGGAAATTTAATGGAACCGCTAGAGGAAATGGTACTCCAGGCCAAGGTAATAATGGTGGAGCTGGACGTAATGACGTTTCCTTTAGCTCCGGATCTGCAGCCTCAGGAGGTGGAGGTGGCGGTTGGGGAAGTCCTGGTGCGGATGGAGCAGCGAATGCTGGTGGAAATGGTGGAAGTGGTTACAATCTAGTAGGATTTGCTGGTGGAACTCCTGTTTATCTCGGATGGGGTGGTGGTGGAGGAGGAGCAACACGCGGACTAAATGGAGATCAACAAAATAATCCAACTATAGATAATGCTCCAGCAAATAGTGGTGGAGGTGGTCGTGGGAGAAGTACTACTGGTGGTTCTACTGGTGGTTCTGGTCAAATTGTAATTCGATACATTGGAAATAGTGCCAGAGCAGTTGGAGGAACAATAACATATCAAACAGTAGGTGGAGTTAATTATGTTATACATACATTTACAGGATCCAATACATTCACTGTTGCATAATTATGGCTCATTTCGCAAAATTAGACGAGAATAATAAAGTAATTGAGGTTATTGTTGTATCTAACGATAATATCCTTGACGAGAATGGGAAAGAAAACGAAGAAATTGGTATTCAATTTTGTAAAAAAATACAGGGAGAAACCACTAGATGGAAGCAAACTTCATACAATGGAAACATTAGAGGAAGATATGCTGGTATTGGAATGTTTTATGATGAAATGATTGATGAATTTGTTCCTATTGCTGGAGATGAATGAATATACAATTACTTGACAATCCATTTCCTCATGTATTAATAGAAAATTTTTATAATGAAAAAGAATTATCACTAATACAAGAAGAAATTAAGTTTTTATCCTATCCAAATAAATTATATAAACCAGGAGTTCATCATGCAGGTACTGAAGGACTTACTGAAAGTAGAGCATTACATTTAGAAAAGGCATATACTATACCTGAGTTATCCAATATTCTGCAGGTTACAAAGAAAACATTAGATATTCCATTTATATCAACAATAGTAAATAAATGGCCACAATTATTACGTATTAAATATGTGGATATGATTATAACTAAAGTTAGATATTATCATAATAATGAAGGATATGAACCGCATACAGACATTAAGCATGAGTTTCTAACCTTTTCATATTTCCACACAATACCCAAAAAATTTAGTGGTGGAGAGTTATATTTTCCAGAATACAATTATCAAATAGAATGTTCGCATAATACTTTTATTTTATTTCCTGGATATGTGCAGCATGGTGTTAAAAAAGTATTGATAGAAGATAGTGCGTATTGGAATGGAGATGGAAGATACTGTATATCTCAATTTATGGCCGTAAAAAATAGTGATAAGTATGGATAAACAAATACATCAAATATATCATGTAGCAAGATGTGGTTCTACATTAATGACTTCATTATTGTCTACAGTATATCAAGCATACTCAGAACCAAGTTGGTCTGCATCATTCTTATTAGGAATAGATCCATATAAGAACATGGAATCTTTTTATGGGTCTGTTGTTAAGTTTCCAAGTTTGACTTCTTGTTTTGAAACAAACTTTCCAGGAAATAAAGTATTTTTGTATAGACCCTTAGCACAGCATCTATGTAAAATCAAATCTGTTGATCCTTTGTGGATCGAAAATAGATTACGAAAAACAGATTATATTTTAAAAAAATATAATCATCCTGCAATTAATTGGATTCCAAAAGACAAATTAGACAGAGTAACATATGTCTGGTTGTGTAGTGTGTTTCGTATGTTAGATAGTTCAAACGTTTTATGGATAACGACGAATAGTTTTTTGGAAGATAAAAAAGAAACTTTAAAATTAGTATGTAATCATTTCAATATACCTGAAGTGACTGACTTTTCTTTGTGTGATGTAAATGTAAAAAAGTCTGGATTAAATGGGAAAGACATTCCAGTTATTGATACATTTTATCAATCTAAAGACATAGAGTACACTTTTCCCTCATATGGGTTAATTGAAACTAAAATGGCTTTATATGATCCAGACATACAAAGAAGGGTTGAAGAAATAGAAAACCTCTTCCCTCAACTTAAAGATTATCTGTATTAACAATTGATCCATATAATAAATAAAACATATGGAAAAACTATTAAATATCTAAAAAACACATGGAATTTGCACTGGTACACGATAATAGTTTGTTATTAGGACCTATTGGATTCAATAGGAGAATGATTAATTCTGAACTTGAGGATCTTGAATTGAATGATAGAGTTTCATCTCAAGGGTTTAAGGATGTACCCATTCATTTTTCTGATGGACTTACACATTTAATTCCAGTTGAAAATTTCATTGAAGAATATAATCCATTACATAAAAAAGTTGGAAACTTTAGTTGGGAAATTATTAAAGAAGATAATATTCCAACTAAACTAAAACTAACATACCCTATTCTTGATAAAACTTTAGATGAAGTAAAAGTTTTAAGAAAGCAAGAAATTTCTCCAGTACGAAAGGAAAAAGAAAATACTATTATTGAAATTGATATTAATGGAACTTCTGTTCAGGTATCAACTTCAAGAGAAGAAAGACTACTTATATCAAGTAAAATTGCAGCGTCATCAGAATCATTTAACTATAAATTTAGAAATACTTGGTTAGAAGTAACTTCAAGTGATCTTCAAAAAGTTATTTCTGAAATTGATAAAGTTGTTCAAGAGGCCTTTGATTGGGAACTTTCAAAACTTCAAGAAATAGATGCATGTAAAACAATTGATGAAGTTTATGAAGTTACTATTAGACCAGTTGTTCAATTACCTTTTGGTAATGCTGCTCAATGATTTTAAAATAAATAAAACATAAGAAAAGATTTATAAAAATGTCTAACAATAGAGAACTATCTCAATTTGCAGCATATTTGGAAGTAAATGATAATACTGACAAAATAGCAATAACAACCAGTGTCTCTATTGGTGGATCATTTACTTCTCAAACTTTTTATGGTGATGGAAGAAATTTAAGAAATGTTCCTTCCATTCCAGTTCCTGCAGGATCTCAGGGTCAACTTCAATATAATTACGAAAATACGGATACTAGAGGATCTTTAGATATTTTTTATGATTACACTCAAGGGCTAGTTGGAATTGGAACATCAGTACCAACATCTAAATTATCCGTTAGAGGGAATGTTGATATTTCAACAAACCTTTCGGTAGGATCTTCTATATCTTCTCCTCTTTTATATGGAACTTTTGTTGGCGGATTACAAGGAAATGCAACTGGACTAACAGGACTTCCTAGTGTTTCATTAACAAACGTTTCCGTACTTGGAATTTTAACAGCAGCAAACATTAATGCTTCTGCTGGATTTATAACTGCTACAAGATTTGTAGGAGATTTAACAGGAACTGCAACAACATCTACTAATTTTAATGTTGCAGCAAATAATTCAACCAATACCACACATTATCCTATATTTACTAGTGGTGCTAGTGGTAATCAAAGACCAAATAGTGATATATCATTAACTTATAATCCATCAACAAATACATTATCTGCTGGTGCTTTTTCTGGAACTTTAAATGCATCTGATATAGCATTTGGTACATTAAATAATGCTAGATTAGCATCAAATATTAGTGTTAGTGGAATTATTACAGGTGCATTTTTTGTTGGAGATGGTAGTTCAGTAATTAATATAAACGCTTCAAACATTTCATCAGGTACTCTAAACAACTCCAGACTACCTTCTAATATTAACGTTGCGGGTATAATTACTGCAACTGATTTTAACTCTACTTCTGACGTTAGACTGAAAGAAAATGTAGAAACTATTGAAAATGCACTTGAGTTAGTATCTAAAATAAGGGGAGTTCGATTTGATTGGAAGGAATCAAAAAGAACATCTGTAGGTGTTATTGCACAAGAAGTTGAAAGTGCATATCCAGATTTAGTTTCTGATGGGGAGGTAAAGACTGTTAATTACAACGGTATTATAGCACTATTAGTTGAAGCAGTCAAAGAACTAAAAGATGAAGTAGATAGACTTAAAAATAATTGAGTAGATAAATAATATTTGTAAATGCTGAGTGGAGACACGAAGATGGCAGAAAATCAAACCAATTTGCCTCACGGCAAAGGAGGTGGGGTAAATGGCTATTAAAATTTCAGGAACTGATGTTATTGATAACAACAGAAACCTAGTAAATATCAACAGAGTTTGGACAACTGTTTCTACAACTAGTTCTGATAAAACTCTTGTAAATAGAGAACTTGTTCATGTAACTAATAGTGGAAGAACGATCACACTACCAGCAAGCCCTCAAGCAGGGTGGGAAGTACAAATCAGCGTTGGAACTTTTAGTGATACAACTGTTGCTAGAAATGGTTCAAATATAATGGATTTAGCAGAAAATTTAATTATTGATCAAGCTGATATATCTTTAACACTACTTTACGTAGACGCAACAAGAGGTTGGAGGATTTCTTAAAATGAGTACTTTAAGTCAATTTTACGGATTTGGTCAAGTAATTCCAAGCACATATATTCCTATCGATTATCTTGTAATCGGTGGTGGTGGTTCTGGCGGTGGAAACAGAGGTACTAGCGTTGCTGGTGGAGGTGGCGGTGCAGGCGCTTATATTAATGGTACTGGATTCATTGTTGTTCCAGGAACAACATATACTGTTACTGTTGGTGCTGGTGGCGTTTATGATAACCAGGCAAATCAAGGTGGTGATGGTGGATTTAGTAGACTAGGTAATATTTACGCCTGGGGTGGCGGTGGAGGCGGTGGAGCATTCATTGACGCTAAGAATGTTCTCGGTTCTACAGGTGGAAATGGTCAAAGATCTCCATCAAGCACTGGATCTATTACTTACCTAGAAAGACTGAATGTAACATCTCTATTTGATTTGGGCAAAATTCCTTCATCATATTCAATTTCTACTTACGAAGGTGGCGGATCTTATAGCACCGGTGCATATTGGCCAGGTGCTGGTGGTGGTGGCGGAGCCAATCAGGCTGGAACAAGAGGTGGAACTCAAGCATATTATGATGGCGGAAAAGGTGGTAATGGAAAACCATCAACTATTACAGGAACTGCTGTAACAAGAGCTGGTGGTGGCGGCGGTGGATCAATCTACCCAAGTTCTTATTATGGTGGACCCGGTCTTGCCGCAGGAGGCCAAGGAGGTGGTGGTGGTGGCGGTTGGCATACAACCGCAGGTTTTGATGGTAGTGCTAATACTGGAAGTGGTGGAGGTGGTGCTGCAGGATCAGCTCTAGGTGGAAACGGTGGTTCTGGTACAGTAATTATCAGATATCCAGATACTTTCCCAGCCCCAGCATCAATTACTGGTTCTTATACTACTCTGAGTGTCTCTGGATTTAGAGGTTACCAGTGGACTGGTAGTGGATCAATTAGATGGTAATTTAAAACGTAAACTTATTCAGAGGTCGAATTATGGCACATTTCGCACAATTAGATGAAAACAACAAAGTGATCAACGTGATTGTAGTTGGAGATGCTGACTGTAAAGATTCAAAAGGAAAAGAATCTGAAGCAGTTGGAGTAGAATTCTGCAAATCACTTTTTGGAAATGATACAACTTGGGTTAAAACAAGTTATAATGGTTCTATTCGTAAGAACTTTGCTGGTATTGGACATACTTATGATAAAGCAAAAGATGCTTTCATCGGTCCAAAACCATTTGAAAGTTGGTTACTAAACGATAGTGATTGCAGATGGTATGCACCCGTACCAGTTCCTGCTCCAAAAGAAGGATTTGATCATGTTTGGAATGAAGAAACCAAAAAATGGGATCAAGTTCCAGTTACCCTGGATCCAAACAGACCAACCCCAGAAGACTGATTCAGTTTTCAAACTGTCCACTAGACCTCCTACGGGGGGTCTTTTTTTATTAGTATGTGGGAAATGAAATCATCTCATGTATTCCAACTTTGATCGACTGATTTTTATGGGTTCTTTGATCTGGTTTATTCATTGGGCCTCAAAAGTCACTGAGTTTGCAATCACAAAAATGTTCTTCGCTTGACTAGATATTCAAATAATGACTATAATGCCTTTGCTAGGGTTGGCAGGATAACTTAGCTAAATATAAAAAAATAAGAAATTATTATGAAAGTTGTAGAAAGAAGTAGATATAATGGACATGAAATCTTCGAGACTAGACGACTGACTTTCACTCCTTATGAATATTCTGAAGAAAATATTCATAACGTTATGAATTTAATTCGTGATCAATTAAATCCAACTATTTTAACTCCAAAATATAGAGAAGAAAATAAGAACAATCCAATGTTTGGGCATTGTTATCATTCAACTCAAGCATTATATTATCTTATGAATACAAACAATTTAGTTCCTATGAGTGCAACGGATTATAGGAACGATAAGCATTGGTGGTTACAGGATGGAGATAAAATTTATGATATAACTCGTGATCAATATTATTCAGTTGGAGAAAATCCCCCATACGAACAGGGAAGGCCTTCCAAATGGTATGGATGGAAACAAAGACCACATCAAAAATCTCTTAAACTTATAATGAGTATTCTAGATTTTGTAAAGTCTGAGTATTGTTACGAAACGATAAAACCCTAAGGGGGCTCTTGACTTTGGATCTTCGCAGTGATATGATTTATTCATGAGTTAACCCTCGTTAAAAGGTTTTGTTTTTGTCTTTTACTTTTTTATGACTAGTATTTTTTCATTGGTGCAGCAGATTAAATCTGTTTCTGCTCTTTCTTTGGTGTCTGAACCTCGTTTTCGAGGTCTTCGATCAACAATTCAAGATCATATCGACTCTGCAAAAGTAAAATATCCAATTGGATTTGGTGATTGCTTTATGAATCTTGAAAGGTTTTACGATCTCTATAACCAACAAGATTCTCGTAAAGAAACTTACACAGTAAAAGTTCCGATCTCTAAAATTTTCTATCGACAAGGGCAGGTTAGGCAAGTCCTTCCCGAATTCTGTGTACAAAATTTTGAACTTTTTAACCACAGTGTTGATTTCTGTGAATCAGAAATTCCAGTAGTTTTTTATAGCGAACTAACAGGAGAATTCAATCCAGTAAAGAAACAACACACACTTGCACAAGTTGCAGCAATTTCTTCGGTAACTGAGAAAGAAATTGAAGTAATGTGCCGAGTTATTGCTTTTGATTCAACTGTTTCTCAAAATGATCGTTCTCTAGAAGCATCTAAAATCTTCTATAATGAGATCAAGGGAATCAACACAACTAAAGAATGGGAAGCTCTTCCTCACCGCGTTGCTTGTGGCGACAAGAACGCAGAAAATACAATGAAGTTTTATAAGAGTATCCCTGGGTTTACTTGGCAACCTATCGACTTTTCATTCCCCCTAGTATCCAATCCTCATTTTACTTGCACTAAAGTTTCGCAAATGGAAAAACTAATTTCCTATGCGATCAATGATGATGAATTGGACACCCTAAAGACTATTGTGCAAACTATTTGTAACTCTGTCGATTGGGAAAAAGAAAAACCAAATAAAGAAATCTCAGCATATCTCCTACGCGCTTTCTATAACTTCGAAAAGCGTCTTCATCCCCTTCTGGATGACGCAATGGGGGGTCTTGGGATTAACTTTGACCTAACTCTTCACATTGAAGAGTATTTCTCAAATTACAATGTTAAGCGTTATCTTGGTAGCACTACTACAGATAAAAAACCATGGCAACATCTAGTCAAAGTTGCAAATAACGTCAATGATTATCTGATCCGAAGTGGTCAACTTGATGATTCTTTCTTCAAACTCAAGTCTGGGAAGAAGAATAGCAAGTTCTTTGAAGAGGTTTACAAACTTGCAAATCCCACAAATAAGTCCTCTGTTTCAGTAGATGAAGTGGAGAATTACATCCGAGTTCACGTCAAGTGACACTTTAAAAACCGTCACAGAGGGGGTTGCGAGCCCCCTCGTTTTGCTGTATATTATATTCATAAGCGATGAGATCCGTGATTCCTCTTCTCCGTCCTCACCAGACCCGTGCTACTGCCGCAATGCAGAAGTATTCTAAGGGTCAGATCATTGTACCTACTGGTGGTGGTAAGACTCTGAAGATGATCTTCGATACTATCCGCCAATTTCAGTCTGAAACTGCTAAAACAGTCGTTGTTGTTGCTCCTCGTATTCTTCTTGCTGAGCAGCTTTCTTCTGAGTTTCTTGAGCACATTGTTGATGTCGAAGTGATGCACGTTCACAGTGGTGAAACTCATCACTACAGCACCACTAAACCTGCCGATATTGTGGTTCATACTGCTAAGTGTGCTGCTGCTAATCGTCACCAACTGATCTTCACCACCTACAATTCCCTGAATCGTCTTCAGGCGGCAGATATTCACGTTGATACAATTTACTTCGATGAAGCACACAATTCAGTTCAGCGTCACTTTTTCCCTGCTACGGAGTACTTCTCTTCTGTTGCTGACCGCTGCTATTTCTTCACTGCTACTCCTAAGCATTCTGCTACTATTTCCAAACCTGGGATGAATGATAGTGATGTTTATGGTCAGGTGATTTGTCAAGTTCCTGCTCCTGAACTTGTTCAGGGTGGTTTCATCATTCCTCCTAAGGTTGTGGTGAAGCAAATGCAACTTGCTAGCAACTTCACTAGTGTTGCTGCTCGTGACTCCATCAATCTTCTGGAGACTATTGACGACAACAAGTGCGATAAAGTGCTTGTTTGTGCTAAGTCTACCAAGAATATCATCAGTCTTGTTTCTGAGTCTGACTTCATCACTCAACTCGGATTCCGTGGTTATTCTTACATGTATATCACGGCAAAGACTGGTGCGGTGATCGACGGCAAAAAAGTGAATCGTGAGGTGTTCTTCGAAACTCTTAGTGAGTGGGGTAAGGATGACTCTAAAAAGTTTGTTGTTCTTCACCACAGCATTCTGTCTGAAGGTATCAATGTGTCTGGTCTCAATGCTGTTATTTTCATGCGATCCATGGATTATATCGGTATTTCCCAAACCATCGGCCGTGTGATCCGTCTTCATAAGGATGACGCTGCTGGTCTCCGCTCGGGCAAAATCACCCCTGGCGCTCTGGATCAATATACTAAATCTTTTGGTCTAGTTTGCGTCCCTGTGTTCGATAAAGTGGGCATTAGTACCGCTCAAAAGATCCAAAACGTCGTAGATATTGTCTTTGAGCAAGGCGACGCAGCAGTTTCGGTCATTAAGCGGTGATTTAACCGCTTATTTTTTCTTTTATTTTACATTTTAAGATTTTTCATGAAAACCAGTAAGGCAGAGGGGTTTGAGACCAAGGATGGGTATGCAGCAGTCCCATGGGGGAAAAGATTGGTTATTATCTACAATGGTCAGCAACTTGGCGATGTAAGTACAGTCCTACAGGCAAATAAGTTTATAAAAAAACATCGTGAGGACAATCCTACAGGTGTCACAAGGTTCGCCTCATAGCGGTGGCCAGTGCCTTATAATAAAAGTATCCAAGAGGAGGAGTTTTGAATTTCATCAAAAAGATGCAGGTTCAATCTGCTAGTCAAACAGATCAGATTCTTGATGCAAAACAAGAACTGATGCATCTAAAAAGTTATCTCCAATCTGAAAAATTTCATAAGGATAATTATGTAAGCGTTCAAGATGTCCTGAATAGACTATCTGCAATTGAAGAATGTCTTTCCGAGACATACTTTGATATTAAATTTGAAAATTACTCTGAATTTGTTGGATCCACTAAATGAACAAAACTAAACGTAAGTTTGTAAATGTTGTTCCTCTGACTTCAAAAGCAAAAAACAGGTTCATTAATATTATGGACAGTTTTCATGCTTGTGAAGTTGAGAAAGAATCTAATGACCGACTATTTCTAGTGTCCCTAAACAAGCAATATTGTTTTTGGATCCAGAAAGGTGGCAACGAACATTGGAGAATTGAAAAATGAGATTTCCCATCATCCTAACTTCAATCTTTTTGTTCCTCCTTCCATCATCTTCGAATGCTGTAAATGTTTTAAGTGAGGATCTAGTAATCCCCGCAGACCTTAAAGTTAATATTGAAATCGTTAATTTCAATGCAAATCGTGTCTGTGCTGACTTAGTTGGAATAGAATACGAAGCAGTGGAATTTTCTTCCAGAGATTGGGATAAATATCAAGACTGCATGGCTTACTTTAGAAAAGTTAACGGTGTAGTTGACTAACTGAAAAAACATGCTTAAATAGTAGAAGCAACAACGCCATTTAAATAATGGTAATTTCTACTTTTTTATCAACTATTCTCAGTTGCTCTGACCTGATTAACCTAGCTAATAGGGTAATTAATATTTCTACCTTAACACCTAAACAAAAAATTGAAATAATAGTAGAAATAAGAAAAGTGGTTCCAAAATGCCCTGTAAAAATAGTGGGAGAGAAATAATTGAAAAATTTACCACTAAACCAAGCAATAGATCTTATCATTGAGGATCTATGCACAAAACATCATGAAATAAGAACTCAGGCAATTTTGCTTGGGTGCAACTCAGAGTTGGATGAAGTAAGAGATCGACTTATATACTATCTCAATTCAATTAGAAATAATGAGGGATAGTTATGATTTCATACTATTACTCCCTTTTTTTGGTTTTTAGCATCATATGCATCCTAATGATACTGGATGCTAATGTTGCGACATATATATTTTTACTTTCTAAATTAGTACAAGTACAATATAGAAAGATAAAATGGATTATTCAAAATGATCCAAGAAACCCTATTGTTTCTTGGTCAATTAAAAGAAGATCTGAAAAATTAGCCAAAGAATTATTTGACGAGTTAAATAAACCTCTTGACGAATAATTCTTTTTCGCTTAAAATTGTCCTTTAGTTCATTAATTCAATCATGGAACAAGTTTATTGGGGTCTTAACGTAGATAACATTCAATCTATTGATGATGTAAAAAGCATCCTTTCTGCGATGGATCTTTTCATTCGTGAAGATCTTCCCGAATATAACAATGTAAAGCATCTATTCACTGAAAAAAAAGTTATGAGTGATCTCGAACTGAAAGAGTATTCACCCGAACAAACTGAACAACCTCAATAATTTTTAAATTATGACTATCAAAACTCACACTCAAAAAGACGGAACTATCTGGGAATGGGAAGAAACTCCCGAACTAATTTCGAGTCTAGCTGAATATTGGTCAATCGTTAATTCTAGCAAAATCAATGGATGAAGAATCTCCACTCTACCATGTTTTAGATGAAACTACTCCATGGTATGAGTGGATGTCTTATTTGGAATGCTGTTATAGTCTTGGAGTAAAACCGTCTTTAAATAGGTTTTTAAAATACAATGAATACTTCAGATCAAATTGGACCAAGTGAAAATTTATTTGAAATGATTGAACGTTTGGAGAAACGAGTTGAATTTTTAGAAAAAGAAAATATAGAATTAACTAACTGTATATACGAAGTAGAAAATAGGTTAGAGTCTAAAATTTATAATTTGTGTGACTAATTTTTTTGGAGAATTATCTTATGACTATTAATTATGAAAAAGTTTGGGAAGTAATGAATGATCTTGAAGTTTCATTCAATAAGATCACTTACATAAAGGAAATTCTTGAATCTTCAATTGAATGTATTGATAACGCTCAGTATGATAGAGCAGAGGCACTTACTTCAGCATCAAAGACTCTGGTTGAATGGTTTATTACTGAATACGATGAAAAATTCCGTAGAGCATGGAATAATACAGTTCGTGAGTTGAAGAGTCAAGAACTTGAAAGTATTCGAAATCATTATTTCACAGAGACAGAACCTAAAGAAGTTACTCAGGCAGAAGAATCAGAAAAAACAATTCTTCCTGTGGAAGAAGCATATGATTCTAATGGAAATACTATTTTCAGTTATATTACATTTCCAGATTCTTTACTTCAAAAAGTTAACTGGTCTCCTGGAGACATTCTGGAATGGAATGATCAAGGTGACGGATCATTTACTCTTAAAAAACAAGGTACATAAATCATGGCTCTTAGTAAACAAGTAGAAGAATCTTTAAGGGAAGCGGAATCTAGTCTGCGAAATGCTCTTGCATTTGCTGCTAGAAATGAAAAACCTTACATCAGTAAGCATATTGCAGATATGGTCATGCAAATTGATAATCTTATCAAGACTGATGAGATTATGGATAAATTAGAGAATCGAATGGAAGGTGATAGTGGTAAGTGGGGTCCATTTTCAATGTAAGACATGAGCAAAAAAGCAAAGAAAAAAATCAAACCAAAAAAAGTTGAAAGCATCAGCGTAGAAAAAGTTAAAAACTTTTGGGATTCCAAAGAAGCTAAACTTCTTAGGAAGGAACTGAATGATGCTAAACAAAAATCTATAGAAAAATCATTTTTTTGGTACAACAATCTTTCTGATGAAGAGAAGTATTTAACTGTACAAGGATTATTGTATATAATTCTAAAGGCAGAAAAAGAAGGGTGCTCACATAGACAACTTCAATCAGAATTGGGAATCTATCCAGAAGGTTTTTGGATAGATGAACTTATAGATATTCACAATATTCTTTATAATCACTTTTATCCGAAACAGGATAGTCCCAAATTGTTACAAGATATTGAGCAAATAAAAAGAAATAGTTAAATTTCTAGATAGTATTGTATTGTAATGCTAACATTGGGACACATCGCAAAAAACTCATGACTCTTTCCCGCTCTGGAACAGAAACTCTCAATCAAGAAGAATGGAATGAACTTGTAGCACTTAAAAATGCTATAACTTATGCTCCACAAACAGTATCTGCTGAAAAGATGGAAAAATTCACTGAGTTGATGGTGCGATCTCTAGAGGGGAAAAGTGACCTACCTATTCGAAATAAGTAGATTTTAAAATAAAAATTGCGATTGGTGGACAGTTTGAAAACTGTCCTTTTTTATTGACACGATCTTATTTTTAGCATATACTATTCATAGTCGAAAAAGTCTCATGATTTGTTCAAGTTACTCTATCGTAGATGTTGATTTCTACCATCTTTCCGATGAAGACATCTTGATTAATGATCATGATTATGTAACAGATGGTCCTGGTTGGTATTTTAAGATGTATTTCAACGATGGTAGTCACGATGTCTACGGTCCATTTCCTACTAAAGAAACGGCAAGGAAAGTTGCTTTCGGTGTTTCCCACTAATTTTTAAAGATATGGCTACTTGGAGAGCAAAGTGTTGGTTGGGTTCTGCTTCTGGTTATCAGGAACTTGAGGTAGACTCAAATACATCTTATGGTGCCCAGGAACAATTCAAACGAATTTATGGGGCAGAACAAATTATCAACTTGAGAAAAGTAAGTTCAGGTTCCTCAGTGTCTTCATCTGGAGGAAGTTGGTTACTTATTCTTATTGTTGTTGCACTTTATTTTGCAATGACCTATTGGTATATTGTTTTACCAATTGCTATAATTGCTTTTATCCTGATGGTTTATGGATGGATTAATGAAGACTGATATTAGAGTTATTGAGAAACCAGTTGAAGAGGTTGGGTCCATTGATCAAACATTTGATTTGATCTATATGGATCCTCCTTTTGGTCTTCAGCGTGATTTTAAAATGCAGGAAGAAGATGGGGAAGAAAAGGGATTCAGTGATACATGGAATTCATTTGATGACTACATTGATTGGTACGCAAAAGTAATTAACAACTGCTTTGAGAAACTAAACAAAGATGGTTGGTTATATGCACACAATAACTTTATAGGTAATGCATTAGTTCTTTCTAAAGTAGATCCTAAAGTTAGGGATGCTTTCTATACCAATATCTCTTGGAAACGTAGTGGACCAAAGAACAATCTCAAGAATGGTTGGGGTAATATTGTAGATAGCATTATGGTTCTACAAAAAGGAAAACCATACTTCGAAGTTGAGTATACATCTCTTGATCCAGTTTACGCTGAAAATAGTTTCAAAAATAAAGATGAAGTTGGTTATTATGCTCTTGCAAAGGTAACTGGAGAGAAGAGTCGTCCTTGTGTCCGCTTTGAATATAAAGGGTACAATCCTCAGTATGGATTCCGTATAACAAGGGAAAAATTGGAAGAACTGGCCGCCCAGGGGCGTCTGCACTACGGTGCGAACAATATTTACAAAAAAATCTATTCTCATGAGTCCAAGGGCGTTCCCGTACAAAATCTATGGGATGATGTATATTTTATCAGTAGAAGTGAGCAGAATAAGCGTAAATATCCCACACAAAAACCACTAAAACTGTTAGAACGTATCATAAAGTCGTCTTGTCCTCCTGGCGGATGGGTGCTGGACCCCTTCTGCGGATCTGGAACGACAGCAATTTCCGCTTTTAATTTGGGCAGGAATTGCCTGACCATGGACGTTAATCCAGATGCTATCCGCATCGCTCAGGAGTCACTTGCAGAACTGGCACAAGACCCCTCTAATGCCCTTGTTGAGGCACTATACTAACAAAGTAATCGAAAGACGCCCAAATGGCCACTCGCTCTCGCATCGGTATCCAACTCGCTGATGAGTCTGTGCTCTCTGTGTATCACCACTGGGATGGATATCCCGAGTGGCTGGGTCGCATTCTGAAGACTCATTACAACACTCGTGATAAAGTTGCAGAACTGATTGATGGTGGCGACATGAGCACCTGCTGGAGTGAAAGCAAAGAACCCGAGTATTATTCTGCTCGTGGTGAGAATTGCCCTCCTCGTCTTGATGCTAACAAGTATGAGTATCTTGCTGATGGTGAAGAGTATGCTTACATCTACACTCTGAAAGGTGAGTGGGTGTGTTATGATCGCCACCAGTGGGGTGAGAAAATGCCTGAGGTGGTAGAAATTCCTTCTGGTGCCCTTGCAGTCTGACCTATTGACCAAAAACCCTTTTTCCTGTACAATTACGGAGTAGTTTCACTTAACAGATGAAGTATCTTTACATTATTGATTATTGGATTCCTTTCCCCAGCAGTGAGTATGGTGGAGTTATCAATGTAATCTCTGAAAACGACAATGAATGTCATGATATTTTACTTGACTGGAGAGAAGAATACAACTCAAAATATGATGATCGAATCATGGAAAATGTTGTGAAAGCTCAAAGGTTTGCCCTCCTTAATGATGAGGAAAGTGGTATCGTAGAAGCATTTACAACATAATCAATAAAATGATTGACCCCTTTCATCATAAAGCACCAAAAAATTATTATTATGGTGTTGAAGAATACAAACGAAACTATGTGAGAATAGTTCTTTTTTGTAATCGCAAATTTGATTACAATAATGGTAAAGTCACTAAAACTGTTTGGGGGTTTCAAAACACAAAGACAAAAGAATTTTACGCACCCATCAACTATGATAAAATTGGAGATCTGGTAGACATCAGTTCAACAACTCCATGGAGTGCAATGACCATCAAACGAACCCCTCTTGAGGCATGTTTCCAATGAAAGAAAATTACAACCAACGCATCGACTCTATTAGAGAAAACATCATCGATGAAATTGAACTTTACTGGTGCGAAAGGATGACTCACTTGGTAGATCAAAACGAAATTCAAAATGCAGACTCTCTTTATACTGAGTTTGTTGTAGATGGTAAAGAACCATCTGAATGGGTTATGTGTGATTCTTTTTGATAGAAAATGTTTGTAGAAGGTACACGGATCAAATATCGTAACATGTGCGGTATTGTCTCTTTCATATCCGAATACTACATTGTAATGGAAATCCCCCCAAAGGATGTTAAATACAATGCGCCAAGACTTTTAATCTACAAACAAAATTACTCAGATGTCGAAATCATATAGTCCTTGGAGATTATGGGCTAAATCTCTAGGAGAAAAAGCAAGTAGTTGTAATAAAGAATCTGATAAAGTTGCAATAGTTAGAACAATTATCTTTCTAACTTATTTAATTACAAACTGTTTTATTGTTGCGGGAGTTATCAGACACTGGAACTCCCCAAAATATATTTTAATTCCGATTCAAACATCTGATACTTATCCACTGCACAATTACAAATGACTTTGAAAGGATACGTTAAGTTAGTATATCACACAGAAAGTGTTGGTATTCCTCAATATAGTGATGCATATCCTGATCTAATCGAAGATCAGGATATTTCAATGCAGGTCCCTTCTACTGAGATGAATATACACCAATACTTCAATCTCTTTAGGTCATTCCTTCGTGCTATTGGATTTTGTGATAAAACTATCATGAAAGGTGCTGTTCATCTTGCATTCACAGATTCTATCAATCTGGAAACAGAAGAAGTTAGGAAAATTGCTGAAGAGTATGATCTTATTTTAAGTGAAGATCTTCCTGCAATTATTGAAGATCGTTTGAAGCATGATAAACAGTGGTTAGAACAGAATAAGTCTGAACCAGACATTTGGGAAAAGCGTTACTTCGAACTTCGAAGGCGTTATAGTGATGTAGAAGCAGTAAAATATACTGATGAAGAACTCGATGCTATGTGCGTTGAAGCAGGAGGAACAAAACTTGATTCCATGAAAAAATGGAATGGTTTTATTCCAGGGACACCTGAAGCAAAGAAAGAAGGTTGTATCTGTCCTTCTCTCGATAACTCAGAAATGCCTGATGATCGAAAGTGGATCGACGTAGAGTGTCCTATTCATGGGAGGAAAAAGAATGATTGATGTAAAAGAAAATGATGATGGATCATTTACTATTTCTTGGGATGAAAATGATCCATCTGAATCCATTTTTAATGACTGGACAGAACAAGATTTCATTGACGCCATTCAATCACACTTGGATATGTTAAGTTTGGAAGAAAACAATGATTCAGAGTAGAGAAATTAAATCTACTAATAAAAACAGTTTATCTTGGTGGGAATACTGGGTTGGCCACTGTTGGATGACTGGTTGGCAAAGTATTAGAGGATCTTTTATCATCTGGAGTGATCTGATGACGAGTAGTTATCAAGATTATACTCTTTTAAATGAGGATGATCCATTCGTTGAATGCTATGAATGGTTTTGGGTTTCTCTTGGTGAAGATAATGTTTATCCTAAAGACTTTCTTGAAGAACTCATGCAAATGGCGGATGACGTTCAAACTGGTAAGGTAAAGACTTATCCTATTGAGGATGTAATGAAAGAATTGCAGGAATTGATTGGAAAAGAAGATGATGAAGACCAGTTAACAAACTGACCACTGAGATTTGATTTGACTTGACTTCCATGTTATTATGATCTTGTACATAAAGGATTAAATGCTTTCTGATTCTGTTTTTGATTTGGCGATTGAAACCGCAAAGTCTTCTCCATCCAAGAAAAAGGTTGGAGCATTACTTTTGAGCAAAAATAAAACAATTATCAGTGCAACAAACCTTGAGTCAAAATCCCATCCTCTTCAGGCATCTTTTGCTATTCGAGCAGGTTTTCCTGAAAAAATATATCTCCATGCAGAAATTGCAGCACTCATAAAGTGTAAGGAAGATGTGGATACAATTGTTGTCGCAAGAGTTAATAACCAGGGAAAACTACGAATGGCTAAACCTTGTCCAATTTGTACTCTTGCTCTAAAGGAAGCAGGAATAACCAATGTACATTATACTACTAATCATGGTTTCCTTTATGAGTATGAGTCATGAAGTATAGAGTCATTGAGCAAGCAGATTTGAATGGCGAAATTTGCTTTTTCCCACAATATAAAAAGATTATTTTTTGGTTATATTTCTATGACTTCGACTTCCCTCCAAGGCAAGTTAAGTTTTACTCTTTAGAAAGTGCTACAAAATTTATTAAAAAGCAAGTAAATAAACCCAAAAATAAAATCTATTATATTAAAGATGATTAGTAAAAGAGTTTCGAAAGAAACAGATATTTCTGTAAAACCATTTCATGAAACTTTCCCTTATGCCTTAGAATGGTTTATCAAAGAGGGAAAGAAAAAACTACAACACAACGCTTACTTTCCATACGATGACTACAGAGACGACTACGCAAGAAAACTCAAAGGAACTGGGGCAATTGGAGTCAGAAAATTCAAAACCCCAAAAAGATCTAATTGATGATTGTTTCTATGTTGAGCAAAAGAGGTGGGGAACCTGGCAATCGTATTATGAAAATGGAGAAGGCATTATGACTTCTCTATCGAAAGAAAATTGTATCGCTGCTACAAGATTTTATATCAAAGGAAAACAAGAGGGATTTGATTCTTCTCGTACATATGATGGAACAGTTGGTGGTAAACTTTGATTAAATAGAAAGTAAATTATGAATTTCTTACTTAGCACTTTGACTTGTGGTATTGCTACTTTTTACGGTGTAGGAGACGGATTTCATGGACAAAAAACCGCCAATGGTGAACGGTTTGATGCTTATCGTTGGACTGCAGCTCATCCTTATTTGCCTATGGGCTCTAAAATTAGGATAACTAACCAAGACAATATGAAGCAGGTGATCGTGAGAGTTAATGATCGTGGTCCATATTCTCATGCTGATATTGACCTCTCTTATGCTGCTTTTGCTCATATTGCTTCTCCGAGCAGAGGAAATGCTGTTGTTTGTTGGAGAGTAGTTGGGTAAATAGTTAAAATATGAGATCTGGCTATGTCTCTTAATATTTTAAAGCAAGGAGATAAACTCCTAAATCAAAAATCAAAAAGAATTTCAAAGATCGATGATTCTCTTAGAAATTTTTGTAAGAGTATGATCGATACAATGTATGAAAATAATGGTGTTGGACTTTCTGCACCTCAAGTTGGAGTGCTAAAACGCATCATAGTTGTACTTGATGAAAATAAACCACTTGTTATGATAAATCCAGAAATTGTAGAAGCAAGTGAAGAAAAAGTATTAATGAATGAGGGTTGTCTAAGCGTACCTAACGAATATCATGATTTAGAAAGATCTAAGAGTGTTAAAGTAAAATATAGAGATACAAAAGGAAAACCAAATATTAAACTACTTGATGGGATGACTGCTAGGATTGTTCAGCATGAAATAGACCATTTAGATGGAAAACTGTTTGTTGAGTACCTAGACAAGGCCAGTACGTAAACTGTCCCATACAGGCGATCCTGGAGGGGTCTGGGTAGTATAATAACAGGGTACAAGGAAATCCCGATGGAGTCCAATCTTTCGAAGATCAAACCCAAGTTTCGAACTCAAGGAAACATAACGGGAAATTTTGGAAAACCCAAGGTTAAGTCTGGATCAACTTTAATGGAAATTGGTATGACTTCTGCTAAGACTGTGAAAATTACTTCGAAAGATCAGTATCTTGATCGTCTGTATCAAGCACTTGAAATCACAGAAGATAAGAAACTGAAGAGTTTTCTTTATGATGAGATTAAAAAGATTCTAATTCAAAAAGGTAAGTGGAGTAACTGAGATGATTACCGCAGCTTTTGCATTTGTTGGAGCAATGATGGGTGCAATATTCATCAACTATGTTCTTAATGCAAATAACCCAAATTGGGAAGAACCAATTCAAACCAAACCACAGAAAGAAGACTGAAGACTTATGATTAAACAACTGATTCTTTTCTCTACCATTTTTTTCACTACTCCTCTTTTTGCACAAACTGAAACAGTTGTAGAAAAGAAAGTTTACCGCCCATTTCGGTATGAAACTTCTTGTTTGTTGGAGCAAGGTATTCAAACCTACCCTGATGTATGTGTTGTGATTGAAACTCGTGAAAAAGGTGGAGCACTTCGAACTCGTAACATTTATTCCAATAAGCACGGTCTGACTATTAAAGGTCGCTTTGATAAAGAGAAGGGATATGTGACTTGGGATAGTCACAATAAGTTTGAATATAAGTGGGAATATAAAGTCGGAGGCAATCAAGATTTGGGTGCTTGGACTTATGTAATGCCTGGATTTCTTGTTCAAAATGTTTCTTGGGATTGATTATGAAACCTAAACTGCGAGTCATCTTAGAGTTAGCAATTGAAGAAGGTGTGCGTCGTGGGTATCATCGCGCTCACAAGCATGTAGAAAATCCCACTGAAGGTGCTATTATTGAAGCTATTGAAGACGCCGTGATGTCTCAAATCTATGAATACTTTACTTTTGAGGAAGAAGATTACACATGAGTTTCACCAAGACCATTTCAACTGTCGCTGCTCTTGCTAGTATTTTTGGTGCCGCTGCTGCTGGATGGAAACTTGCTGAATCAAACTCACCACAACCTCCAACAGCATTAGATGAAAAAATTAATCAGTTAGATCAAAAGTTAGATCAATTATCCAAACCACCTCAATTATCAACTCAAGAAATTCCACAGTATCAGAATTTGCAACAACCCTCACAATCTGATACAATAACTCAACCAACTCCACCTCCTCCCCCTTCTGATACTCAAAATTAATCATTATGAAAACTTCTACTGCTCTTGGCGTTGTCTTTGCCGCTGTAGTTCTTGTAACTGCAAGTCTCTTATTTGAAGCATGGTTGCTTGGACTTATTCTGTCTTGGTTTAGTGTGTCTTTGACTTTCTGGCAAAACCTTGCTATCATTGTTCTGGCAAATATGATCTTTAAAAACTCTGGAGTTTCCTCTAAATGATTACTTCAATTATGGCTGGATTTGCCTTTGGGTATTGTGTGATGGATATTATCAAAAACTATCGCGCCAACAAACAGATCGAACAATTCGTAAAGGAATTTGAACAAAAATGAAACAACAAAACGGATTTATTGACCCTGGTGTTGCTATTGTCGCTGTGGGTGTAGTTGTACTTGGTGGTCTTATCTTTATTGGTGGTCCACAGTACAACGTATGGCAACAATCTCTTGCTGGTAAAGCAGAACTCCAGAAAGCAGAATACACTCGCCAGGTAGCTGTGCTTGAAGCACAAGCAAAGAAAGATAGTGCTCAACAACTTGCTGATGCTGAGATCATCCGTGCTACTGGTGTTGCTAAGGCAAACCAAATCATTGGTGATAGTCTGAAAGATAACCGTGAGTATCTTCAGTATTTGTATATCACTGGTCTGGAAGAAGGCAGCAACAAAGGCAACGTAACTATCTACGTTCCGACTGAAGGTGGAATGCCCGTACCAACACTTCAAATGAATAGATGACCCTTGAAGAAATCCTTGAAGAATACGGACAGGAAGTATTAGACACATACTACGAACTCTTTCCAGATAAAGACATTACAAAGTTTGGTGATAGGTTCTGTGGTCCTGTTGGAGAATACTCTGACTTTGTGTTAGACTGTTACTATTCAACTGGTAGTGATGAGCTTGATGAAACTATTGAGTCATTTGAAAGTGGAGTGTTTCAAGAGTATTATTATTACGACCACAAAACCTCAACAGCATTTGTATTTTATAATGAACGATGACTGAGCACAATCTACCAGATAAAGATGATGTTCCATGGTTGGATACATCTTATGATGGGTTTATGACCCATGAGGAAATGTTAGAAGTTGCTGCTCAAAGAGAAGCAGAAAACAAAGCACTTAAAGCACTTGGAATTGAATATGATGATTTCAGAGGACAGGAAAATGTAGACTATGAAGCACCAAATGGTGATTACATCAAGTCTTATCCACTTGTTACTCGTGTAGAGGTTATCACCAACAATGGACGAGAGTTTGTAAAGTATGAATGCTCCAATGTTCAAATCTGTGAACAAGACGAAGGACAAACACTAAAAGTATTTCTGTTTTCGACCTATGACTGAATTTCAAACTGCTGTTGGTGCTATTGGTAAATGCACTGATGCTCTCAAAGAGCTTGCTGAAACTGAAAAGGTAGAGTTACGAGTAGAGTTAGAAGCAAAGAAGAAAGAAAACTTTCAACTGGTTGCTGATGCTTGTATGAAAGAATATGAGCAGAAGTATCAGCGTGATGTATTCCCAGTAGATGAACATTGGGTTTATATGGTTTCTGAATACTTCGGCACAGGTGAAGGTCAAACCGTGTGTGTTATGATGACACAGGCAAGTCCTTGTCAAAAAGAAGATTTTGAAAACTCTACCAATAAGTATGTTGCTTGTACTACACAGCAATATCGTGCTGTGAGAGCATTCCACGAGCAGTTTGGAACTTGGTATCTTCATGGTCTTAGATTTCTAAGTAAAGAAGATTTCTTCAGCGATTATTCATACTACATTCCTCCAGCGATGATGAAGTTACTCAATAAGAGTTGCTTCAAAGACTTCTACACCCGTGTTCACTACAACTTCTCATGACCGATAAAGAACTCTACAACCCCGATGAGTTTTTGCTTGATAACATCAAAGGGTATCACTATGAAGTGATGGATGAAGGACATCACGTATGGATGGCTTTCTATTTTGAGAATGGTAACACAGGGCACTTGAATATCTTCCTGAATGATGGTAAGATCAATACACGTTATGAAGAGTGGGTGAATGACTGATCTTACTGAATTCAAAAAACAGTTAGAGCAGTTCAATAACGAAGAACTTAACAGCATTATTATCAAACCAGAGGTTCTTAAGGCTATGAGAGATGAATACTATGGTATGAGTAAGTGGGAATGGTTCGTTGAGGGATTTCGTAACATTCATTATATCATTGATTGTTATGAGACAGTAGAGCACTTTCCTGATGACTTCTGGGAGGGATTGTCTTGGGGTTGGATGTGTGAATACATTTATCCCTATGATGATCCATATAATCCTTATCTTTCACCCGAACGTAAATTGAGACTGGGTAGATGGTAATACTACATAAACTTATTATTGGTAATCGTTATCTCCGCTACACACCTTTTTGGTGGTGGTGGAGATTAATTTCACATCAAGGGTTCCGCTTTGATGATTATCATGTATGGGGAGAGTTTTGGTATTCTCTTAACTCTGGATATTTGGATATGAACTACAAGTGGGAGTTTGAACAGTTCTGGGGTAAAGGATCATATCCACCAGAAGAGATTATTCTATCAACAGAAGATTATGATGAACTGGTAGAGAAATTAAATGAACCACCAGAGTATAATGAGAATATTGCTAAAGTATTAAACCGCAAGGCCCCATGGGACAGTTAAAGAACCGTCACAGCACCTGCTCTCAACGGGTTGTTTTGCGCTATGATAACCTCAGTTCAAACAAAGATCGAATGAGACGAGTCACTGTTCGACCTAAATCAAAGAAAGCAAAGAACCGTCTCTGCAATGTTATGGATAATAATCCTATTTGCATTGTAGAACAAGACAAAGGTGATGGTATGCTGTTTCTCGCCAGTGAGAATCAGAAATACTTCTTTTGGGTAAATGTAAATGATTTTTGGGAATGTGATTGGGAGGTATTATGAACTACCTTTGTTTTGTTGATGGACTGCTAGAATATGCTAGCACCAGTGCCTCAAACTTCGCACACTATCAGTTGATGTATGCCGAAGAGCACCGTGATGCTAATGTTCAATATCTTACTCTCACTGATGAAGAGTATGATGAAATGTTCCCTTATGAGGAAGAAGAATGACTTACACTATCACCAAACACATTCAAATCGAACACGAAGAAGATGGTTGGAGTTTTGATTTCACTGCTGATGAACTTGGAACTGTGAGTGTGGAGGATGGTAATGGGCCAGGATATCAAACTATTCACATTCCCAAAGATTGTATTCAACACTTTATTGATGTTCTGGAGCAATACAAATGACTTACGATGAACTCTATGAGCATGTGGTAAACTATGTTGCTATGCCTCATACTACCATCACAGAGCATGACCATCGCCGTGCCTGTCTCATTCTAGGTGCATTTATGGAGTTTATCATGGATTGTACTGATGCTAGTATTGATCCAAGAACTTTGGATATGACTGGTTTTGTGAATGAGAAACTGGATGAATTGGAGGTAAAATGAGCGGCGGACACTTTGGTAACTGCGGTTACGATTACTATAAGGTAGCACAGTTTGCTGATGAACTTGAAGAAGAAATTCTCAATAATGGTAGAGAGCGTGAAGATTGTGGATACTATGGTGATAAATGGTATCCTCACCACGAACCTGAAGTGATTGAGTATCTGAAAGAGCAACTGCCAAAGATGAGAAAGATGGCTGAAATCATGAGGCACATTGATTATCTGTATTCAGGTGATCATGGTGATGATAGTTTTATGAATCGCGTAAAAGAAGTGGAGAACAAATACAAATGAAACTCTTTCAAGTTGGAGTAAGAGATGATTATGGAAAAGAATATTATTTGACTCTTTGTACTACAAAACATTATTCACTTCTTCAATTTGCAATTGACCATGGTGAGTATGGAAAATGGATTGAATGGCCTTATCTTCAGATCTCTATGGGATATGGTAGGTTATTCTCTTTTCTTTTCTCTATTGGAAAATTAGGATTTACTTTTGATATTGCTGGTCGTAACTGGCGCGATGAATTATTTTACAGTCAACCTAATGAATTGAAGGGAAAGGTTGAGGACACTTGAAGAACTGGCCACAGGCGCTCACAAGGTGCCTGTTTTGGTCTATAATACTTACATACCCAAGGAACTCCAATGACGCTTCCTTCTTACAACGCAATCTCATTTCACACTGAAGAAGAACATCAAGCAGCATTGTATGATGCTTGCATGTTGATTGTGAATACTTACAATCAAACTGATATGCTGGATGGTTATGATGATGGTAATGTGACTGCTTATGGTTTTATGAAGTTTGCCCGCAAAATCGTCAACAACCTCTCTGTGAAGTGACTGAAATGAATACCTATCGTATGCTGATTGAATACTGGGTTCCTGATGAAGATGAGAACCTATATGAAGAAAAGATCATTAAGTCACGTTCTTCTTGCGGTAAAATCGCTGATGATTACCTAGCCCAAGATCGCACCAATTTGATTCGCTCTGTTGAAGTCTTTCCCGTTTAAACAAAGTATCAATGAAACTCCCATATGTGCTAAAATCGTGGTATTATCACATCACAGGATATTGGGAGAAGAAACTACCACATCTTCCTGGTGCTAATTCTAAACAATTTTGGAACATCATTAACGGTAATTGATTATGGTTGAGAAAGTAAAGTTTGTAACTATCACTCGTGTGATTGATGACCGCAAAGGTATTCATTACCTTGATGCTATTGATGAGAATGGAATTCACTGGACTGCTGAATTGGATAACAAACAAGAGAAATGGTTAGTATATACTAAACTTTGGACCAGAGACCCTCAACATCCTTACGATTTATGAAAAACTATCGTATCAAAAAAGTAACAGACGGACACTCAACCAGATACTACCCACAACACAAAAGATATGGATTATTTTGGTATAATCTATTTGTAGATGAATATAGGGATGGTGATTATGATACATTTGAAGAAGCACAGAAGCACCTTTGTAATTATTTGAGGAAACCTGTGGTAGAATACCTTGACTTTGATTGTGGAGAACCCCAGTGACCGACATCAAACTCTGTAAGGATTGTAAGCACTACAAGAAAGATTGGTTTGAGCATCTTACTGGTGGTGGAGACCGATTTGATATGTGCCTCAATCCAGTAGTGAGTGAAAATCTGGTGACTGGAAAAGTTAAAGATCGTTTTTGTGATATGATGAGAATGGAATGGGGTAAATGTGGTCCAGAAGGTAAGTATTGGGAGGCACGGAAATAATGAAAGTTTATGATTACCGAATTGTAGAAGACCTCAATTTGAAAACTTTGAAACCTTATTTTTTTATTCAATGTTATAGTATTAAGGACCAAAAGTATTTCCTTTATTCAGATGCTACATTCCAAACACTTCAAGAAGCACAAGAAACAATACGACTACTGAGAAAATACAAAGAACCTTTATATCATTATGTGGAGTGATTGAAAATGACTGAAACTAAACCAATTACAAACAGAAGACCAACAAAAGAAGATGCTAATGGATTTGGATTGGTTCAGTATTATCGCAATGATTTTGGTGTGTGGGGATATGATTACTGGTATAATGTAAAAACAGATGGTTGGGCACACACATCAAATTGGAGACCTCAAAATGATTGAAATTGAAAAGCAGTATAAACTCACACTTACAGAAGACCAAACACGACAACTCCATTTTATGCTAAAAGCTAATAAGGAACTATTGGATATTGGGTCTGGGTATGACGAACTGCGACCACTTTATCGGGAACTAAAAGAACTCTTTGATACTGGAATACGATGAAGGAATGGAAACCTGAAAAGAATATCTCATCTCCTTGGGATGTTGATGTCTGGGAAAACAACATAGGACAACCAGTAAATCCTGAATTGACTGTAGATCCAGATTGGTATAGGTATAAAACTAAATTCCCTGACTATCAACTCACCATACCAAAACTATCTAACTGGACTTGTTATCTGTTTGGTGGATCTCCTGGTAATGGTATTGCTTATACTCCAGTAGAAGGAAAAGTGCCTAATAGGTTTGTGAGGTTTATGACGAGGATTTGTTTTGCTTGTACTTGGGTGAAAAATGACTGAAGAACAAATTCAACTGTTACGTCATCTCATCAAACAAGAGATTGATGCAGCACAAATTGATGGTATGGAACATGGTGCCTGGGGATGGGCAGACAAACAATTAGAAGAAGGGTGGAAATGCTTTCAGGAGAGTTTCGATGATGACTAAACATCCTGCAAATGACTGGGAGTTTAATGATCCTGTAGAAGAAGGCTTTGTTGATTGGTTTAATGGTTCTTATGGATCTTATTCTCTTCGCTCCGAATGGTTCTTTGGCGACTGTGAAGTAGAAGATGAAAAGACTCGTAAGGATTTGCTTTATAAATGGATTCATGCCGCCTATATTGCTGGCTATGCCCATAACATCAAATGAAAGATATGAATAAAATTCAACCTATTGTTCCTGATGAAGTTTTGGAAGAATGGTTAAGTGAATCTAATGCAGTACAATACGAAACTCCTATGACTGAAATCGAAGAACTGAAAGAACAAATCAAAGTACTCAATGCAAAAGTATCATTGCTTGAAGAGATTGAGAAAAAGAAACAATCACAAACTCTTTATACTTTGATTGAAGATTGGTGGTCGGATGTATTCACAACTCATAGTAGTTGGGATATGGAAACTTCTATTGATAGTTTGGTAGAACAAATTAAAAACTGGTTACCCAAAGAACAATCTGCTGCTGGGTCTCAAAATGCTTATGTTGAATGTACTGTAGAAGGATTCAATGATTGTCTTAATAAAATTAAAAGAAAACTACGATGAACTATCTTAAAAAGATTCTTTCACTCTTCATTCAAGGTTATAAAGATGGTCAACAGTCATGAATGCAGTACTAATAAACTCTTTATTAATGTTATGTCTTGAGGGGCAATACATTTGTGAAAGGAGTCATAATCCTCCACCAATTAAGTATTATGAACCCGATAAGGCATGTTATGTAAACGGTGTATTCTATCAACAATGTAAAGGACATGAACCTCACTGAAAAAGCAAAGATTTATAAAAACGTTTGGTGTTGTGCTTATCAAAGACGTTACATGTATAGAGGTACACCAAGAGAACAACGTGAGCATGAAACAATTCTAATGTGCCTGAATATGAAAGATGCTAAGTGGGAGTATTTTGATAGTGATAAAACATATCCAACCATTCGATAGGACACTTGTTTAACTGGCCACTCAGTCATCCATTTCATCAACAAAGGCATTATAATAACTATATCAACAAATTCACCATGAACCGAAAGTATCTGATCACTGGTATTGTATCTCTTGCTTTTATTGTAGGATGGAATGCTTTACTAATTCAAAGAGATAAGAAGATGTTTGATTCTTATGATCAGGCATGTGCTCAGATTCACTACAATCACCCTAACTGCCGTTACGCAATTTGATTACGATGAATAAAGAATTTCATGGATACATTGGACACCTTGCTATTCTGAACTCTGGTAAAACTGTAAAGATTCTTGCAGGTCAAGGTCAAAAACTTTATGTGAAAGATAATGATGGTAATGTAAAAGAATGTGATAGAAATGAATTAAATTATGTTTTTGATTTAATTTAATTAAAAAAAGCCTTTTTTAAATATAGCTGTGTGATTTGTTTATCGTATAATGTTATTGTTATATGATGATGTTATACCCTTATTACCCTCTGATTCCTTGTGTTTTTGATTCCTTTAAACCCTCTGATATCCTCTGATTCCTTGTGATTCCTTGTGATCTAAGCGTGCAGGCTATCACACAACCGCAAAAAAGTCAAGAGACCCCCGAAAAATATAAGGAGACGGACACAAAAATCTCGACGAGATGCGCGGCAATATCATATAAGTCTCTTCGAGATTATACAATAACATCATAATCTAGTCGAGATATCATCATACAATCATATAACACTAGTATTATATCATCGAGATTCGCACTAGATTCACATCGAGATTCGCACTAGATTCACATCGAGATTTCATCATACAATCATATCGAGATTCACATCTAGATCACATCGAGATTCACATCGAGATTCACATCGAGATATCATGATATCATTATAAAGTATCACAATATTTCATACTAGATTCATATATAATTCATCATGAATCTAGACGCACTTGACATCGCATCGAGATTCATGTATACTATACACATAGTTTCCAGGAAAGGTTCTTATGGTCAACTCTTACCTATCGACACAGAAAACACGATACAGGATCACATTAGAGCTTAACGTACTCGAAGACTTCAATCCTCATCAAATTGATTGGGAGAAAGCACTTGATCTTCAACCAGCAGAAACTATTAAATCATATGTTGAGAATCTATCAGCACCTGATAGATGGTAGATTATTAATTAAAACAAAAATATTATAATACCCTTCTACTTCTTTGTGGGAGGGTATTTTAGTATACATTTACCAAAGCATGGCAGTGATTGTGACGGATCTGGAACTGTCCACCAATCCACCCAACTGCCCCCAGATCGGTTATATTACTCAGGTACTCAACAAATGCACCTCAATGAGGTATCCAAACGTTGCCCCGATTAGTTTCTGCAAAGCAACTGATCGTTCCCAGGAATTCTGCAAACAAATTAATAACATGTACAAGGAAGGGTATACGACCGAGCAGATTGCAGAGGAATTGGATATGAGTAAGACCGCAGTTCGCTATTATTACTACGGCATTCACAATTGCTCTGAGGCGCATTTTCACTGGAAAAATGCATTTGATGCAAACAAAGCAGTTGGTTATATTCAGTACAGTCTGAATCAGATCCGAGTTGGGACTGCTGTGCCGATCTGATAACTGTCCACCAATCACCCCATGGGCTCTGTGGGGTGATATCTTTAAAAAGTACTGAGGAACCAACCCATGACAGTAACCACCTTCGCTGAGTACTCTGCCCAACAGGAAGCCCGTAAGAATATTGGTCTCGCTGTTCTGGGTCACACTTACGCTCTGTGTGAAGCATTGCTGCAGAACTTTATTGAACGCAATAATGGTAGCGATGGTGGTTATAATTTCTATCCAGAAACTGGTAAAAAGTATCATAAGATTGTGATGGAAACTGGTTCAGGTTCACGTAGTGTACATTGCTTCATTGATAAGAAGACTGGTGAAGTTTATAAGTCTGCATCCTGGAAGTCTCCTGCTAAAGGTGTTCGTTATGATCTTCGTTTGATTAAAGATCGTGAATGGCTTCTGGAGAATGCTGATTGGGCTGGTGGATATCTTTATCTTCGTTAACTTATAATCTCGACGAGGTATACATCAAGTCATCATAATCTCGTCGAGATATCACACATTACATCTAGATTTAAACTAGATCACACATATAATAATAAGCTTTAATCTAGACTCATACTCAAAACCGACAAACCAATTCTACAACAAAACAGGAGGCTAAGTCAAGTGACTGAAGAAACCATGGATCTTTTCATCGCACACGAAGAGTCAATGAACCGAGAGACTAGTATCGATGAAGCATTTGATCTTGCTATCGAAGAACTAGCAGCAGATCTCGAAGTTACTGTTGATTATTACATGATGGAGTTCATGTGATCATGTTTCAAACTCAAACCATTGATAGTAAAACAATGAAAACAGCAAACACTTTCTACTGGACATTCATCGAAACTCTGATTATTAATGTTGCTACTATCGCCGCAATCGTTGTGGGAGTTGTACAATATGCGATTAATGCATTTAATGAGAATGAAGGGAAAGAAAAGGTTCGTAAAGTAACTCAAACTGTTCTGCGGTTCGTTGATAAGATCATTACCACACTTCAGGAGAATATTGATACTGATAGGCCAGTTGTGCAAGTGTCCACTACATCCACCAAAAGCACACGAAAGGTGCAATGATACTCAAGTCGTCAGGAATTCATCCATGAAAGACATTCGCATTCGTGTTGAAACTTACGATGGTTTGTGTACTATTTGGTATGAACGTTCAAAGTTAAAGAATGCCTGCGATGTTATCAGCAAGCGTGTGTACAATCAGCTTTGCGGATTGAACATTAAAGAAGTTAACGTGTCCGTTATTGGTGATCCTGTGACGGTCTGAGAGGTGGCACAAGGGGGGTTGCAATGCCCCCCGATCTGATCCATACTACCTGAGTCAACGCAATTCACCCCATGCGTAAGATCGAACGCCAGATGAACGCCGCGATCACTTCTGAAAAGGATTGGCGCTGCGATAACACCGAGGTTCGTAACATTGACGGTGTTTCCTATGTGTACCTCTACGGTCACAAGATCGCTGAGGTTGGTGATACCTGGATGCGTATCTTTGATGGTGGGCATCAAACTAACACCACCAAATCGCGTTTGAATGCACTTCTCTCTGCTCACGGAATCGGTTCCGAAAGTGTATTTCAAAAGAACTTCGAATGGTTCTTCCGTGATGCAATGGGTGGTATTCTTCCTTTCTTCTCTGGTATGCGTCTTAACTGAATTTAATTGGGGACCAATCAGGTCCCCTTTTTTTATATTAATTTTTATATTATTTCACGGCAGGATCCGTGACGACCATTTCATCAGCAGGCTTACCCCAGCCCTCGTTCGCTTAGGCTTACCCCAGCCCTCGTTCGCTTGTGAGGCCATTATAAGCACCGCAGGCGCTGCTGGTGGCCGCCCTGGACCACTTCGTGGAGTGTCCACCAAACCCCCCAGGATGCCCCTGGAGGGGGCATAATACATTCATGCAAAACAAACACCTCGAACACCCCGAAGACACCATCCTGAGCGGCGATCTGACCGTTCTGGATTGGTTTACTGCTGAGGGTGACCTTTCCGTTAAGATTGATGGTGCCCCCGCAATTGTCTGGGGTACAGATCCTGCGACTGATTCGTTCTTCGTGGGAACCAAAGCTGTTTTCAATAAAAAGAAGATTCGTATTGCACACTCTCATGAAGAAATTGATTCGTTCTATGAGGGTGAGGTTGCGACTATTCTTCACGCTTGCTTTGATTGCCTTCCTCGGCACGATGGTATCGTTCAAGGTGACTTTATTGGTTTTGGCGGTTCTGATGAGTATCGTCCCAACACGATTACTTACAAGTTTGGTGAAGTAATCGATCAGGATGTTATCATCGCTCCGCATACTCTGTATGCAACCGATGGTGAACTCAAAGATGCTTACACTATCATGGACATGGTAGACATTGAGATCTTTGATGATACTGAGCGCGTGAAGTTCGTGCAACCTAACGCTTACATTCTGTATGATCAACCTTCGTTCGCAGATGTAAAAGAAATCGTAGAATTTGCCCGTCAAATGTCTACTGCGTGTGAGTTCGTTCAGGGTAAGCAACTCGCTGAACTGAAGAAGCAACTCAATGCAATCATTCGTGAGGGGCGTCCTGTTACTGATGAGGATTCGTTTGATTGTGATCCTAACCTGATTCGTTTGTGGTTGCTGGTGAAGTCGATTAAAGATGATTGCCTATTCTTGTGCCGCAATGATGGTCCTGCAGCATACGTGAACGGCAATCGTATTGATGCTGAGGGTTACGTGATGACCAATGAGTTTGGTATGTTCAAACTCGTGAATCGTGAAGTCTTTAGCTATCACAATTTCAACAGCGGACGTTTCCAGTGTGCCGCCTGAGGCACTGTCCACCAAACCCCCCAGACCCGCCCTGGGGGTGCAATACTATAAGAGTCAACAACGGAGGCACCCATGTTTGATGAACTCTGGAGCGAAATCCAAGACATGCCTGGTGAAATCTACGATCTTGACATTCCTGAACTCAAGGAAGAAGATTTCAACATGACTGAGTACATTAACGGCGACTACGATTACTGAAGATGAGTAAGTTCGTGATCGGTGTTATCGTTGGAATCGTTCTATCAACAGTCGGTTTCAACGGTATAGCACAGATGGGTAATCGTGCTATCGGTGGTATTCAATCCTTCGCTCAAAACACTGCACAATGAACAACATTAAAGAGTTCTTCACTGACTCTGAGTGGGATCTCATCTACAACTTCATCGGTAATGCACTCGATGATGATTTGTTCGATCCTGATGAAGTTTATTCTATTCGTCGTAAGATTCACACTATCTTTGCTGAAGACTGATGCAATTCCAAGTTACTGCAATCGAGTTTGATTTTGATGATAAGTGTCCCTATTGTGGTGATCCTCAATCCCCAGAACACGATGCAGAATGTGATGGATTCTTGGAGTTTGATTATGTCACTC